GTTGTGTTCAACGGACTGGGTTTGCTGCCCCAGCGACACTCGCATGAGCACGTCTTCACCGGCAAGTGCCAGGTTGATTATGATCGGCGTGCCGCCGTCCACTTGCACCGTCACCTGTCCCCCGCTCGTTAGCGACCGCGTGCCCAGGTACAAGGTGTGGGCAAACGCTGAAACATAGGAGCACTCGACCGCAGAACCAGGCGCCGTCGTCGATTGTATGGAGCCACCCGAGTAGTTTCCTATCTCCGAAACCCAAGTGCCAGTATAAATAAGAGTCGTGGAATCGTCCTCGATCCGCCGGCTGCCCGGCCCCGCAACCTGATATTGCCCGCCGGTCCCAGTGACGTTCCACTTCGACACGACTACCGAAAACTCGCTCCGTTGAAACGTTGCCGCCTGCATGTCCGCCGCCCAAGTCCATCGCAGCTTCCGTACGTTCGTCACATTTGTGGCGGGAATCGAGACGCCATTCAGATCGGTCAGATTCGCGAAGTCCAGATTAACTTGCCAGGCGGTAGGCGAGACACCGTCCTGGAACAGCGCGGAAAGCGGTTGCCAGGATTCTGTTCCAGCGCCGTACACGGTTCCATACACGCCGATCCGGTTTCCATTTGACCCCGGCACTCCCAGATAGGTGAGCTTGATTGTCGGGCCGTCCGCCGTTGCGCTAACCAGTCCGGCCTGCTGATTCGCGGTGATAATTCCGGCTAGGGCAGCCGCCGCGCTGCTCAGCGTATCCCCCGGCGCAAACCGGTAGTTGTAGTGTTGGTCCAGCCAGGCCAGCTCGATATAGTCACCGGTTGTCGGCGCGCCCTGCAATTCGAACTGCGTGCTCGCGGCAATCGCGTTCGACAAAGGCGTCGCGTATTGCAACAACGGGACTTCGTAGATCTGTTCCCCTCCGCCTGTATCTGCCCAGATTCTGAGATATGGCCAGGGTTCCGTCGGATACCACGTGGAATCAAAACTGATACAGTTAGTGCGCTCCTCCTGGTAAGATAGCTGCAACCCACTCAGGTCGCCGTCGGGAAGGTTGCGCAATCCGGGATATTCGAAGACATTGTCCCGGTTCCATTCGAGCACCGCCCAATCAAACTGGCTCCGCCAGCAACCGGAGACCGTGAATCCAGCCGGGCTGGTCTCGCTTAAGGCCGCGATCGCCGATGGCTCGAAGAAGTAACACTGTAGGTCCCGGTCAGGCTGCAATTTGGACAGCGTGTCTCCCATCAGAGTCGAATGATTACGGTCAGGTCCGCGCCTGGATACGTGCGCCCCACGGATTGAACGGCCAGCGTGATCTGATCGCCCGCCGCTAAAGGCGGCGCGCCCTGCCCGCTGACGTCGTTGGAGATAGTCTCATTGGCCTGAAACACCAACTGGCAGTAAGACGACCCGTTGACGTTGAGTTGGAGTTGCACCGATGCGTCCGCCGATGCGCCAAGCACCGCGTAGATGTCACCGACTGAGTGCGCCGTGTCCACCACCAGGGCCGGCGCAGCCGACTGGTCTACCGACAGGAACCCCTCCACCTGAATGCAATACTGCCCGCCGGAGAGCGTCCGCAGACCGCTATCGACCGTGTGCGTCAGGCATGCGCTCGCCATCGGGCTGTTTCCTTTTTGGTTGGTAACGAACAGTTGCGCGCTCGCCACCCGCACATCCGGAAGCGGCACCGGAAAGCTCCAGGTGCCGCTATAGGGGCTGCCAAAAAAGCCTTGTGGAAACCCGGCGATCGTTGTTAGGCCTGCCAGATGATAAACGGCTGCCTGCGCCGCGTGCCCGCTCGCCGGACTGCTGTGCACGCCCCTTTGGACCGTATACTGCACGCCCCCGTCGCTTACAGCGGTTACCTCGAGCACCTCGCTGTCGATCTGCAAAACGCTGCCAGCCTGCGCCGGCCCTGCGGCATTCAGTGTCAAGGTCGTGTCGCCCTCCCCTATAGCGCTGGCGAGCGCGAAGCTGGTGGCGCCTTGCAGTTCGTCCCAGTAATAGACAGCCAGTGTCGCGGCTGAGATCGTCTCAGTGTCGGTTAGGCTACTGAAGGAAACTCCGCTCAGGTCCAACGTCCCCCCGCTCTTTCCAGCGCCCAGTCCAAAGAACGGCGTCGGCGGCGCGGCGCTGTCGCTGAATCCGCTGCCTCCGATTTGCCACCGCGTCACCGTCGATAGCAGGGCCGGACACTCCACGTTGGCCGCGTTCGCCGACCGCCCAGTCACCTGAACCGTTTCGCCGCCTTGGTTGGGGACAGCCAAGCTCACCGGGCTGCTCTTAGTCATTGTCCCAAAATGCCAGCCCGCCTCCGCCACCACGAAGTAGCTCGTGGCATCCGGAGGCACCACCCACACGCTCGAAACAGTCAGCGTCGTCGCGTCGTTGCTTGCAATCGATGCCTCCTGCCCGGCGCCAGTCCCTCGCGTAACCCTCACCGTCATGCCCTGATAGCAGTTAGGGCTCATCTGAAGGTTTCCGTCGCCAACCGTCGTCGGCGAGAAAATACTAGCCGTCATCTCGGGCTGAAGTTCCATGCGCCAGTAGAAATTGGCATGGTCGAAATTCGGATCCGGCGGCGCAATCAATTGCGGCTTCGCGCCGGTATCTGTGAAGCTCGTCCCAATCGTCTGGCTCGAAGCGATCCGCAACAAATCGGCCGGCGTCGTCCCCCGGTAAACATTGAACGTGCTGCTGCCCGGAGTAAAACTGAGCCCCGATAGCGTCACCGAAGATCCATCGCTCGCAATCGCCGCCGTTACAATAAACGAAAGCGGGCCTTCGTCTCCCGACGCGTCCACGCCGGAGACCGCGTAGTACAAGACCTGGTTTGCCGCAAGCGTGCCGCCTGTTCCAATCGTCGCGGCCAGGCTGACCAATGGCACGCCAGGTCCCGCGGCGATTGTGGCCGCTGGCGTAACAAAGCTCACCCCCAGGCTCGCCTGAATCGTCCCGTCGCTGCTCGTCGTGTTCGTCTCGGCAATGCCAAACTCCACTAGCCCGTTCGCATCCACCACGCTGCCCAATAGCGGCCGCGGGACTCCAATGGTGGCTGTTGCCTGCTGGTTCGCTCCCGCCGCCGAGCTGTCTTGACCGTTTGAATCGAGATACCACGCATCGTCATGGATCTGCGCCGTGATCACTGCCGTTCTGTAGTTAGTCGATGGAGTTATTTTGGAGACCCGAAATGGCTGCCGGCTGAAGCCCTCCTTCTGGTAGGTGACCGTAATGAGGTCTCCGGGTCTGATCCCGAACGCCATGATGCTGGTCTCAAACTGAATATAAGTATTGCCTAACAGCGATTTATCGAGGTTGAATTTAAGGAGTCGAGCTGCCTGGTCATAATTGGGTAGTCCAACGGCCATCAGCGTGGCCGTCACCTGTTGGCCTGTCAGGATCACGTCGTCCGGCTCTACGACCGTGTAACTATCCTGCTGGTAGCTATTCAGGGCATCTTGAAAGTCTATGCTTAGTGAGTTCGGCGTATCCCCGATGCTGCGCGACGAAACCACGACCGTCGGCTCTCCAGTCGCTTTCCGCAGGAGTCCCGATTCGCCCGTGGTTCCGTCACCGAACTCGTAAGCTGGCCATCCTCCGTTCAGCGATTCGGTGCAGTTGGACCACGGATTCTGCGCCGGCTGCTGCAACGCAATCGAGTTCTCAACATTGATCTGCAACACGCCCCCGGAGCCGTAAGTCAGATACAGCCGCGACGCGTTGCGAATTCCGCGGATCACATCTCCTGCGCTGCGCCTGTTCTGCAGCACCAGGTTGCATCCGAATCGGGAGATGGTGATCGGGTTGCCGTTCAAGTCCGTTGAGTTGATTAGCTCATCGCAATACGCCGCCGCTGGCGCCAGTGTCGAGTAGTCGATCTCGGACTCCCGCCAACCGCTACGTCGCAGCATGTCGTGCAGAATCCAAACGGGGTTGCTGGTGAATTCTTGGCTGAGCTGGTTTCCTTGAGCGTCATATGTGGGAACTATCAGCCCTTGCGCCAGCACCTGCACCGAAGGTAACGAGTTGCCGTCGCTGATTTGATTCGGCACCACCACCGACAGGTAGGCCATGCCACCGTATGGATCTCCCGCCGGCTGGCCATTAGAGTTCAAGAAATTCAGATCGAATGCGCCGTCTCGCGTCCCCAACGTGGGAATGTTGTACCATCCGGTGCCGGTCATGTTCTGCCCGCTCACACCAAGCGGTATCTGGTAACCGTTCACCAGCACGGCCAAAACCCCTTGCATCACCCCGACTCCTAACAGCACCTCCATTCGAGTCAGGTTTCCGTCGTTGCGTGCGAATACGACCGGCGGATAGTACCAGGCCGTTCCGTACACCATCGGTACATAGTCGTTGTAACGCGCCTGGTTCACCGCCACGGAGGAACTGGTCCAGTCCTTGCCGTAGCCTCGCACCGTGATTACGGGCGGAACGTACTCAATTCCGCCAAACCGCGTGAACATTCCGCGAGCTTGGCAGTCTGTCGAGGCGTACCCGCACGATGTAAATGGAGCGCCGTTATTCAGGTTCCCGCGGCCTCCCGGAAGACCGGCCGAGTAACCGCACGGGTAGTAAAGGGAATAGCTGCCCTCTGCACCCCCGTCAATGGCTTCCTGTTGTTGAGCGGGCGTTGACGGGAACGTCCAGGGGCACAAACGCTGAATCCGTATTTCGGGCAGATACACCCGCTGCAAACTCATCCGGTTCGTTGCCGTCACGCGAAGCGTCGCTTCTTTGATCTGGTTCGGAGGGTTACAGATCCCCTGGAATACAACTACGGCGTCCGTCAGCGGTGCGTTGTTGGGTAAATCGTAAAACACGAAGCTGGCCGTGATCGTCGCGCCCCGGAACCCCGTGCTCCGTTCGATCTCCGAGAAGTATGAGTCCGCGTTGGCCAGCAGCAGGGTAATCGTCGGGCTTCCGTCGACGCCCTGGTCCGAGGCGGTTTGAATATCGAACGCACTATGCTGCAACACGCGGGCGGCATAAGCCGTCGTCCCAATTGTGATGCCGTGAGTGCACCAGTGTTCGGTGTTTCCGTTCGGCAGTGCACAGTCGAATATCACTAGCGGTGTGTCGGTGATCGCACCCACCTTCAACTCAGAGACTGTTTGCATAGAATATGTTCACCGTTGCGGAGTGGTGGTTCACGTCGGTGGATGTAAGTGTGAGCGCGTCATCGCGGAATCGCGCGTTCGCATAAACCCCGCCCGTCGTTCCGGTCTTGTAGGCGGACGGCGACGGCTGCGCTTCCACCTGCGGTCCGAACACGGTCACGGTAGCGCCCGCCGGCAGTTCGATCCCGAATTCGACCGAGCTTGCCGTAGCGTCGCCCGTGCCGGCAATCTGAACGCGGCCCCACCGGGAATTCAGCGCGGCCTGCGCCGAGTTTCTCCCAAGCTGCAACTGGATCGTCACCGGCTGGCTGCTGAACGCGTATACGCTGAAGCAGTACGTGTAGCTGGCCGGCGCGTTCAGCGTCTGCGTCAGCGCCTGCGGCCCCTCGCCGGAGTTTGCCAATTGCCACGCGTTGCTGCCGCCTAGCGGGTCCGCCACGCCGCCCGATAGAGTTAGAAATGGCGCCGCCTGCCACACCGCGTTCGTCAGATCCTCGCTCCACGCGAGCAGATTCGCCGCTGGGTCGAGGAACGTAAAGCTGTTCAGCGATCCTTCCATTTCAGTGAAGAACTGCTGCAGCGCAGCCAACTCCGTGTCGCTGAGGTTGGCGTACTGCAGTTGCCACCCAACGGTCTCACCTGCCGGGTCCGCCAGCTTGATCGAGCTTCCGTCTGCCGCCGCATTCACAACGGTCCGCGGTCTCCGTTGCTTCACAATTGGAAACTGACTCGTCACCCCGGATACTAACTGCGGATAGACACTCATGGTTACGCCCGGTTTTCTTTCACCGTCACGGAGGCTTTACCGCGCATCTCTTCCACCGAAGTCAGGTCCATGGCGTCGGAGGCGAAGCTGCAATTACTGTAAGTCTGGTTGTCCCATGGGTCCGTGAAGGAAAAGCTGCCGAAGCTACCCTGGTTCGATTCCAGGAATTGCTCCAGCGTGGCCATTTCCGTCTCGTCGAGCTCGTTCAGGCGGATCACCCAATGGTGTAGCGGTCCGGCGCTATCCCGATATCGCTGCTCGGTGCCATCGACGAACCGCACCACCTGGTTCTGGAACGCCACCACCTTGGTCGCCGGATACTGCGCGACGGCGCTGGTTTTAAGGGTTGGGAATGATGCCATGTCACAGATCGCTAATTACATCGTTGATTGAGCTCATGTTCAACATCGCGCTGCGTACTGCCTGCGCGATGTCGCTGCTGCGGTCCAGAATCGATTGCGCATCCATCGCCTGAATGTTCAGCGTCATTTGCGGCGTGACGGTTGCGCTCGGCCCGGCGCTGCTTGCAGTCCCTTCGGTTGAAGAGCCGCTGGCCGCCGAGGAACTCCCCGCGGTCGAGGTCGGTACCGCCGTATCGGCTAGCCGCGGCATGCCCAACTGGTCGTAGTCCGCCGCCGCCAGTCCGTTCGGCGTGTTCGCGCTCACAAAATCGATGGAAGAGGGCTTCTGGTATTTCTCGAGCTGAGGAGGAGCCGAGCTACCTCCGTCGAACAATCCAATCAGGCCGCTCACCAGCGGAACAATCCCAAGCCCGCCTTCCAGGAATGTCGTCAGCGCGGATTCGATCATGCTCCCAGTCCCGCCTGTGCTTTGCGCGCTCTCAGCGCCGCCCTCGCTGCTCGTGCCCACCGGAGTCGCTGCGTAACCCTGGCCGTCTGCAGCGTCGCTCGCCGGCCCGAGTACCGCGCCCGCAGCGGCTTCCGCCAGCGGGCCGTTGCTCGATTCGGCGACCTGGTTCGCGGCCGGCGTCTCCGAAACGTCCGTTCCGCCGGCCTCCCTAAAGAATCTAAGAAGCTGCTCTTGCGTTGTGCTGCTCATACTTGATTTCCGCTGCGAGTTCCTTTTCCAGTATGGCGAACGCTTCTACCTGTCGCGCCGTGAGCTGTTCTTCGTTCATCAGGCCCAACCGCCTTCGAATGAAGAATTCTTCCACCGTCGTTTGGCTCTCGGCGGTAATCAGCGACCTGGGACACGTCCCCAGTCTCACACCTCTGCGCGCCCACACCGGTGGCCCGGCCCCGTCAGCCACCGCCAGCAGCCAGCCGCACCTGCGCTTCGCCTCCAGGCCGGACTTCCGGCAAACGTCGCACCTCCACCCGGCCTGGTTGGAGAATTGAAAATGGAAGGCGACAATCAGTTTTTTCGCTCTGCCCCGCTCAGGCCCGTCTCGGCTTTAACGGCTGCCAGCGCTTCCCGAAACAGGTCTTCGGGCCCGCTTTCCGCCAACGACGCTGGAGTCGCCGCTGCCCCATCCACTTCCAGGCCGGCAACCTCTATCAGGCCCCACATCAGGTACAGCCGGTTGACCTCGACCTGAATCAGCGTCGAGTCCATTGTTTCGCCCGGCTCCCGGCCCGCCTCCAGAAACTCCATGCGCCGCGCCAGTTCCCGAACCTGCCGCATCAGGTCCACGCGCCGCGCAAAAGACATTCGCGCGATGCGGAACCTGACCCCAGGCGCTATCTTCGACTCCACTTCCTTCACGCTCTCGTATGTCATGCCTATCCAAACGCGACCGCGATTTCGTTGTCCACCGTGCCTTGTGCCCGCGATGGCTTGAACACCCATTGCAATCGGTTCGCGCTGTCGTCAAATTGCGGAACCTCGGGGATTACGCTCTGCAGGTACACGCCCATCACCTGGCCCTGCATCTGGCCGAGTTGGAACATCACGCTGATCGGCGTCTGCTGCCGCGCCGCCTGGTACAACGCTGGTGTTGCGCTGTCGGTCTGGCTGTAAAGTCCGATCGACGCCTGCACGGTTCTTTGTCCCGGTGAGATCGCTTGCGGAAGGCTGAAACCAAATTCCCGCGACCGCGTGTCCAACCCGTTCTTCAGCACAACCGCCGCTTCCGTCACCGTGAAGAATTGCGCTGGTGTAGTTCCCAACCACGCCTCACCTAGGTTGCCCGGCACGATTGAGTAGTCGAATGCGCCGATCCCCGGCTCCGCCGGATAGCTCGTCAAATTGCCCTGACCCGCCGTGAAGCTTGCGCTGTCCAGCACATCCTGCGCCATGCCGCTGAAATGGAACTCGTGAAAATCGCCGTCGATTTGGATCTCCATCTGATCCACCGCGGCGCCGCTCAGGATTCTTTGCACCGCGCTCGCCGGATCCCAGTAATCGAACACGCTGGCGCTCGGCAACTCCGTCGCCGGTTGGTAGGTCACAGCCGCGCCGATCGTAGTCCCGCTCGCCGGCGCCGCGGTGAACGGCGCGTTGATCTCGACCGTGTTGGCGTCCACAATCACCGTCACAAACCGTATCTCGCCGCCGCTTGAGACTGCCTGGCTTACGTTCAGTCCGTGAGGCGCCGCGAAAGCCAGCGTCGTGTTCGAGCACGATGCCACCATCCCGCCATTGAAAACCAGTGGCGCCGCGCCCAATGCCGCCTGAAACAACGGCCCGTACGCCGGACCGCCCGCTGCGGACTGCCAACTCGTCATGTACGTCTGCAATTCGAAGTTCGTGCGGCGCCGCCCGCCCGCCGGCAGGCCGGGAAACGTCCGGCTTCCCGTCTTGTCTTTCCGGTTGGTGACCTCGAGCTGCTGCTGCACGGTCAGCTTGAGCGCCGGTATCCGGTTGCTTGCCGCGATCGCCGCCACGCTGCCGTACGCGCTTTCCAGCGCCGCGTAGAAGCGGTTTGCGTTTGAGGAAATGTAAGAAGCCATCTTAGTTAATGCTCACTCCAATCTCGAATGTCACCTTGGCCGTCTGCACGAAGTTGATTCCCCCGCTCTTGACGGCTCCGAACGTAACCTGATACCCGCCCGCATAGTACATCCCGCCACCCCAGTCTCCCCGGTTGGCATCTAGCGTCTGCATCACGGCGCTTGCGTATAGCTCAACCGTGTCTTGCAACCCTTCTAACCGGTCCTGTGAGTGCCGCACTTCAATCGCCATCTGGGAGATCCCCGAAAACGTCCGGAACTTCTCCACCAGTTGGTTCGCGATTTTCTCGCAGTAGACGTTCACCGCCGGGTAGTGCACGGCGGTCGCCCGCTCCACCAATTCGAGCGCCACGTTTTCGGCGAGTATCTGCGCCGTCCCCAGTGGCGCCACCGCTGTCTCGCCGCTCAGCGCCAGGGCCTCCAGGTTGAGATTCACGCCGCTGGGCCCCGTCAGCAACTGTATGGTCTTGGCCGTCACAGTGTTTCCTATCGTTGTCGGCATCAGCCCCTCTGTAAGATCCGCGTCAGCGCCTGCACATAGCTTGGAGCTTGTCCGCATCCCGGCTTGCGTCCCGTCGCGGTGATCCACACCGGCTGCACCCAGGCCGCCCCGATCTCGAGCGGCGAGCTGTTCTGCAGCGCTGTGCTGTCCGGATCCATGCCAACGTACACGTTCCAACCGGTGGCATTCGCCGGCGCCGGCCCGATTTGCGCCGAAAACGAGCTGGACGCTGTCGTAATCGCC